TAAGCAGTTTAAGTATAATATTTTCATAACATATACTTTTAGGTTATGTGTTGGGCAGTTTCTCTCTCTCTACTGCCCAGCACCTTTAGAGGAGATAATATGACAAAAGATGATAGAGGAGATCAAGACCTTACAAAACAATTAGAAATTAAAGAAAAAGAAACTCATGCTCTAAATGATGTTGTAGTTAATTTAAAAAATATAATTGACAGTAAAGAAGCTGAAATGACAGCTTTAATAAATGCTAATGATAGTCATAGAGAATTAAATGGACAATTAAGAAAAGAATTAGATCAGGTAAAAGCTGATAATAAAAAATTAGCAAAGCAAGTAGAAGATTTAGAAATAGAAGCTAAAGAAATGTTGGCTTACCCATGATTTTATTTGGACATCCAATACATCGTAAATATACAAAAATGATTTATAAATTTATTATAGGTATAATATCTATTATAGTTTTTATTTTATTAGTAGGTTGTTCTAAAATAGATTTTGACCCAGCTACAGGTGCATTTAGATATATAATTCAACAGGAGATGAAATGGAAACGATGAACTTAAATAGTAGAGAAGCTTATAAAAAAATGACAGAAGCAAGTAGTCTTTGGTCAGAATGGGCAGAGAAATCAATTATATTAGATGAGGGAAGAAAAGCTATGTTTTCAAAACTTTTTCTTAAATATAAATTAGATACTAAAACTGTTGGAGAAGCAGAACATAAAGCAAGAACTGACCCTGAGTATAAAGAAATAATTAAAAGCTACGCCCATGCAGAAGCAAATCTTATAAAAGCAAAATTAATGTATAACAATTTAGATCGTTATTTATCTGTTAGACAAACAGAAGTAAAAAGAGATTTAACTCTAGCTGGAAAGCAAGAGGGATGACAAAATTCTTTATGTTGATATTGGCTCCTTGAACAGTTTAATTAAATTACATAAAGATAGACCCATCAGGGAGACTTGATGGGTCGCTAATGTTTTGTAATTTCTAATCCTGTAATATCAGTAGCTTCAGTAATTTTTTCTATTTTAAAATCGTAATCAACCAATTTAACATCTGGGTATTGATTAAAGTCTTTTAACAAAGATGTAAGTTTTGTTTTTTGTGGGTATGTATCTATAAATCTTAGACAAACAAAATGACCATAAGGTTCATACAAACTGTGTAAATGAAACTCTACTTCTATAATAACTGCATCGTTGGTCATTCATCATATTACTTCTTTTTGTTTCTGTTTAAAACTTTATCTGTCATCTTAGTAGAAAAAGTTGCAGTAAATACAATGATTACAAGATACCAAACACTATCAGGTAAATCATTTATAATTCTTACCCACTCCTCAAAATTGTCTCTAGTATCTTCAAACCAACCTGTTGATAGCATTGCAATCAACCATACCATCAATATCTCGTCTTTCCAGCTTTTATCTTGTGATTTAATTCTTTGAACATCAACCTCTTTACAAGCTTGAATTTCTGCTTCTCTTATAGTTTTTACTTTTTCTGCTTTATGTTTAAAATGATCTACTACTTTTCCAGCAACCATTTTAGTCAAAGGGTTTTTAAGTATTGAAAGCCACATATTATTCTCCTAATAATTCTTTTCCTAATTCTGCGTAATGTATAATTTTATCGTACTTTTCTTTTAGGCTTTCTCCCTTTTTATTTCTTACTGCATATTTAACAATATTTCCATCTACAAAGTTAAGCTTATTGGCTAATATAAATTTTAAAGGAGATATAGGTAATTTATAATGCTGACCCCCTATTTGTCTTTGAGTTGCCCTCTCTGTGGCTCTCTGTGGCTTTAAAGTAGCTTTCCGACCCATTTTCCTGTCTTATCTTTAATAAAAGGCTCAATTATAGGTAATCCATTATATATTACTGAACAGCCTATAATTGGTCTAGCTTTTTGTACTTTGTTATATCTAAATGCCAAACTTTTAGAGTCTATCATACAACCTACTTGAAGTCCAAAATACAAACCTAAACTATTGCCAAACCACCTGACACCCATAAGCGAATGATAATGTCCGGAAACACATGACATCCCCATGCTAGTAGCCAATTTGAGAATATCCGGTGTCTTGCCATGACAGAAATAAACTTTTCCTAAAGGTGTATCTATAACTAAATCATCATGCCACTTCCAACCCTTACCCACTTCTAAAAAATCATTATATTTTTTTATATATGCTCTTGGTATGCCATGTTTAAATGCTCGTCTAAAAACAAGGCTTCCATGATTAGAGTCTAATAAATCCATCTTAGGAAACATTTTTTCTAGTTCTTTTATTACCGGTATTGATAATTTTAACTCGTCTCCAGCACTAGGTAAATCAGGGTCGCTATCGTGAAATGACATAGCATGTTTATCTACTTCATCTCCAATATGAATAACCCTATCAGGTTTATATTTTTTTTTAAGTAATTTAAGAAAGTCCATTAACTCAGGCACATGGTAAGGAATATGTGTATCACTAATTATCAAAACAGACTTATAGATCATAAGTCTTAATACAACTATTTCGAGAGTAAGTAAAGTAATTGTCCTAAAACCAATAGACCGATTGCACCAAGAGAATATAAAATTCTATCAATGTCTTTTTTCATGTGATGTAAATGATTCTTAATTATTAAATCTATTTTTTGATTTACTAATTTAATTCTTCCATCAATCTCTACAAATTTTTCTTTAGTTGTTTTCATTATTTTCTTTTACGAATTTTTCTTCTTAAATCAAGATCATGTTTTCTTGACCCTCTGAGGAATGAGTTGACTCTGCCAAGCGACCAACTTTGCATTGATGTTCTTGGTCTACTGCCGCTGGAAAGATATGCCCCTTGCCCTCTCCTATAAACTTGTTTTAAGATACCAAGAGTTATATTTTTTCGAGTCTTAGCCTTTGCTCTAAGTATAGAAACAACTCTAGCAGATAAAGGTTTTCTTCTAATAGCCACTTCTCGCCCTCGCCCTAAACATTGATCTTGGTATTCTTTGTCCTCTTTTGTAAGCTTCAGACATAGCTTTTATCAAACTTGCTCTTTGTGATCTTGCACCACCTTTAAGACCTGATAAATACTTTTTAGGTAAATCAGTTTCTTTATCTTTTGGTACTTTTCTTCTTTTTCTTTTTTTTGACATTTCTTCTTCTTTTCCTAATTGGTCTTTTGTTTATCATCTCAGCTAAAGTAGCTGTTGTTGTAAATCCTCTCATTTACCTACACTCCTCATAGCCCTGTTGTGGGCAGTTTGAAAAGTAGCACCTTTTTTCATGGCTCTTGCCATTGATCTCATGTGTTTTAGGCTGTGATGCCTAGCATGATTCTTCATGGTCTTTTGTTGTCGAGGCTTTAGACCTTTGATAATGTTTGTTATAGATGCTACTTTAACCATTATCTTTTTCTTCTATTCATTTTTGGTTTCTTAGCTTTTTTCTTCTTTTTCTTCATTCCGCCATGAGAACCTTTTCCTGTATGATAAGGCATTTTATTTTCTCCTTTTAGTTTTTTTAGTTTGCTTTTGTTTCTTCAGTATAGCTTTTTGTAAAGCCATTGGAAGTTTCTTTTGTTTTTTTGTTAGTGCCATATTTTCTCCTAGTTTTGCATTTTACCATCTGACCATTTAGCCTCAGGAAGTCCGTTAGTATAAGTTTTACCATCAAATGTTAATACTTGTTTTCTGTTGCTTCCCTCTGCAAAGCTACAATGAACCCAACCTGAGTTAGGGTCTTTATCTTCTGCTTTCCAAAACTCTAATATAAGTTGGTCAAAATTACAATTATTTTGAATCCATAAAGCTACTTGCAGATTAGACACACCAGCTATCTCAAAATCTACTGCCTGTCCTTTTGCGTGTTGAGATGTAGATTTGCTTCCTATTGCTTCGCATAGTTCAGGGCTTCTATAACCTGAAGTGATAATTATTGGTTTTTCAAACTTTGCTCGTACAGGCTCTAATACTTCATAACATAAATCAGTTAAATTTTTTATTTCTCCTGACCCAGCTTTATTAGATATACCTTTTCTTGTAGCTGTTTGAGATTTTTCCATCTCTGATAATGTAAAATGTTTTGATAATTGCATAATTAATTCCTATCTTGCGTTGTTGGGTACACCATTAGAATTTACAAATGGATTTTCTGCAAATGCCATGTAGATGTAAGATGCACCTGATGTATTATAATTATTTCCATTTTGTCTTATCTTGATACCATTACTTACAAAATCATACTCTGCATAATAAGATGACTCTGCATCACTTGTATTTGCCTCTAGTCTATAACCTACTGGATTATAACTATCTCTTTTATTATCTCTTAGTTCCCAATCGTACCCAGCATTAGTAATATTTTTAACAAGAAAAAAAGCTGGTTGAAATCCGAGATAAATAAATGTTCCATCTGCATTTCCATTTCCTGTGTAGCTTCCAAATTTTGAGTAGCCTTTTTTCTCTGCGAAACAGTAGGCTATATAAGTATCTGTGCCATTATTAGTATCTGCATCATTTCCAATTGTAAATACTGATGATGATGGCAAAGTATCATTCATAAAATTAGTTTGTGTGGTTGATACAGCATTTGTACCATTCAAAACTAATCTACTTCTTGCATTAAATTCTTGATGCCATACAATCCAACCTTGTCCTATACTTCTTCCTTTAAAAATTATCCAATCTGGTTTAACACCTAACCCATGACCAACAGTGCTAACAGTACCACTATTAGCTGTAAAAGACACAATAGAAAATCCAGCAGTAGTATTCGCAGAAACAGTTGATTGAATACTGCCACCAAAATTTGATGAACCAAATGTTGAGTTTGTGTTTGCTTGTCCACCCATACCTGAATGTGATGAGCAATAATAATAAAGAGTTGCAGTACCACTAGCAACTGTGATTACAGTTTTTGCACCAGCACTTCCTGGAGTTCCTGTTGTTGTGACATTTGTAGTAAATTCACTTCCCCCACCATGAGTTCCATCTGATGTTGTAGAAAATCTTAATGGATGTCCTGAATTTGAACTATCGGATTGATCGAATGTGTAAGTACCACCCTCTTGTAAATCTAAGGTTACAGCACTTGTACCAAAATCATCAAATCTATATTTGTTTCCTGAATCTGAAACTACTTTTACTGAGTATGTTATGGCTGGTGCTGTTCCACCAGCTAACCAATTCCATGAGGCATAAGTACCAGATGAACCATTATAATTACCAGCATCTCCTAAAGTAAATCCATCACTATCAAAACTTTGTAAACCCTCTGAAGCAGTAGCTTCTGCGTTAGAATTATTACTTTTTAATCTGTTAGTAGCAGATCTAATTGAATCATGTAAAGCATGATCTCCAGCACCACCTCTATTTTTTATCCAGACCCAATCAGGCTGGAATCCCACGCCTGAGATTGCATGACCACTTGAACCATTACCAGTATAAAGTTTTGTATTAAAATAAATTGTTGGGTCGTCTATAGTTGTATAAGGCATTATCCAAACTCCGCTAAGTTTTTAGTGCATAAGCTATAATATCCTGATGGTACAGAATATTCAAAGTTTCCATAGCCATTACCATCACTATTTCCTGATGAAATACTAAATGACGGAGAGCCAAAGTTCATTGTAAGTGTTGTACCTGATCCTGAATTATTATCTACTGAAGCTGCTATTAAATAACCATCTGATGAAGTTGGTAAAGTAATACCATTACTTCCTGATGATGGATTTTGAGTGCCACTATAATTTACATAAGTGCCGTTTCTGTGAAAATAAATTTTACCATTATCAACATCTATAGCCATACCTATTATATCTCCATTTGAAAATGAAGTTGGTGTGGTTATAATACTACTGCCATCTTTTCTTATTTTTGATTGACCAGATCTATAATCAAGATTCCAAAGAATAGTATCTGTATTTGTTTCAAAATAACCAAGTGTATGATTAGCATAAGAAGAAGTTGCTATTGCAAAAAATTCTGCATAACCACTTCCTAATGAATCTATTTTACATTCTATATAATATTTTCCTGATGTGCTTGTTGATATTGTAGATGCACTTGCACCAGCACCTGAGCCAGTACCATCTATTTGTAAATTACCCTCTTTAAAATTTTGAGAAGTTCCTCTTGTATTTGTTAAAGGATTCAATGTTGCAAAATTATTTGTGCAAGTATCAGTAGATTGATCTACACTTGTTAAATTATTTACAGTAAAGTTATTAGAGTTTCCTGATACATCTTTTCCTAAAGCTGAACTATCCTCAAAATCTAAATAAAATCCATTATTTCCAAATGTTAATCCTGATACATCTATTGGCTTCCATACATTAGGACTATCAGAATCAAACTCTCCAAATGAGGTAGGGTCTAGTGATTGACCATCACAATAAACAAATTCACAAATATAACCATCTATATAAGAACTTCCTGCTGGATAACCTGATCCTAATAAATTTTTATTTGTTTGACCACCTTCAAATATTTTTAAATCATCATTTTGTGATGGATAATCTGTCTGAGCAAAACTTGTTTCTTGGACTCCATTGATATATACTCTTACCCTGTCTGTGCTTGTTGATTGTGTTGTGTCAATTCTTATAACGATATGATACCACGCAGACACATCTCTTAATTTTCTATTTGTTTTTAATTGAATATGGGTTCCAGAATTATCATTATCTACTATTCTTAATTCATCTGTGTTTGTTAATTGTATATATCCTCTATTATTGTCATTCTCTACTTCGTTTGAATATATTTGACGATTTACTGTAATTTGACTTAATTTAATCCAAAAACTAAATGTGCCTATTCTTAAACTTGATTGACTACCTAATGACCTTACTAAATAATCTGAACTCCCATCATTAAACCTTAATGAGTTAGCTACATCATAGCCTGTATCTTTTATGGAGTTAGTTCCAAGTATAAGTGGCATTAGACAACCTCTTTAGGAAATTCTGCTAGTGGTCTTTCAATTACAGGGTTTTCTTCTGTTCCTATATTTACATATTCATAAAGTGTTTTTAATTCATCAACATTAGTACAAGCATCTATTTGAGATTCCATTTCATTTGATTTTGCTCGAACATCTGATCTAAATGTTGTGATATTTTCAGGAACATTATAATCTGACACTTCTGTTGCTTTTATAACATACCAATCTGTTGGTGCTAATAATCCTGATGCTTGTTGTTTTACAATTCTTTTTTTCTCTGTTTTTAAACCATAATTAATTACTTGGTTGCCATCATCATCTAAAATATTTTCTCCATCTTCATCTACTGCATCTTCATCTTCTAATCTTTTTGGTGTAGCAGTTCCCCAAGATTCAGTGACTTGACCATCTGCAAATGTATAAGATGAATCTGTATTGATGTAATATGCTGGGTCTTTGTAGTTTGTTTTATCAACTACTATTTCATAAATACCTATTGCTTCTTTTTCTGATTGAGACCATAATTCAAAAATTTTAGCTGGGTATCTTACATCTCCTATCACAATTGATTTAGGAAAATTTACATATTGTGTTATTTGATTATCTTCTACTATTGCATACATATTTTAACTTTCACTTAAATTTAATGTTCTTCCGACTTCTTGCCAAACTGAACCATTGTATCTAAAAACTAATATATCAGTTTTACCATCTGTTGAAGTAAATGTTGGTGCAGTTGAAGCCGCAAACTCAAAAATAGTATTAAATGCGATTGTGTGTGAACCATCATAATTTATTTCTAAACAAATAAATGAACCCTCAACTGAATTAGTTGGTGCAGAGAATGTAGTATTTTCTGTTGTTAAATGATATGCGTTTGGTTTAGCTTGAACATCCCAAGCTACAGCATTTGATGATGATGTTAATGCTTGTTGAGGAATATAAGCTAGATCATTGAATTTGATATAACCTGTTCCGTTTGTAGATACATCTATATTACCATTTGCACCATCTGTTATCGTAATATTTCCTGAGTTTGTACCAGCATTTGTATCAAGAATTAAATCATAAGCACCTTTTGTTGTTAAAGTTGCTGAAGCCGCACCTGTTCCTATAACAACTTCTCCTGAACCTTTTGGTTTTAAATCAATACCAATATTTGTATCTCCACCTGTAGCTTCAAAAATAGGATTATTGCCTGTAGCGGCATTTGTTATATCAAACTGATTAACTGCTGATGAAGTTGTTTGAAATATTATTTGTTCGTTACCATTTTCATCTGCAATAAAATGGGCATCATCTATCTTAATATTAAAAGAATTTGTATCTAAATCTCCACCAAGTTGAGGAGATGTGTCATTAACTAAATCTGATGCAACAGCACTATCTATAAAGTTTATAGTATTTGCTGATGTATCAACTGTTGCAAAAGAAATGTCATCCGAGCCATCAAAAAATTTAATTTCTAAACTGTTTGAGCCTGAGTTTGTTGTATCAAGCCACATTGTACCAACAGCCGCACCACTAGGTCTGCTTGTTCCTGAGTGCATTGTATTCAAAGCTGATAAAGCATTATTCAAATCTGTCCTGAAATCAGGGAAAGATTGGTTAGCGATATTCATGTCATGTTGAGCCATATTTGCTTATACTCCTTTTAAAATCCTTTTGCAATAAAATCAAAAGTTCTTGAAATATTACTTCCGCTTGAATTTTGAAACAATACATCAAAACCATTAACAGTTTTATTTGATACTGTAAAGAAATCTCCTGTAGCCATATTCTCTCCTGTAATACCAACTGCATAACCTGTTGTTTTAAATGGTGTAGTAAATGTAACAGTTTTTGTAGATGTACCTGAAACTATATCATTTCCACTAAAAATTCTATCAGCCATATCAATCTTTACTGTAGCTTCTGACACAACAGCAGTAGAAGCTAAATCACTTGATGTTAATACAAGTCTAAATTTAAAAAATCTTGCTGTGTAGTTTCCTATAACAAAAGTCTGAAAAGATGTAAATGTAGAATTGTCATCTGAAGTTGCAATTTCTAAATGAGCATCACAGTTAGCTGGTGTGTCTCCATCAAAATTTGATTTTCCTGAATCAAAATTACCAGACCTATTATCAAATAAATCATCAGGATTTCTAGCTGATTGTGTTAAAGAAGCTGTAATTCTTGCTGTATGTTTTGCACCAATATCTATAACATTTTCAAAATCATAAGTTCCTGATGCTAAAAAGTCAGCATTAGCAACACCTGAATCGAAAAATCTAGTTGTGTTAGCATCAAATAATCCTGAAGCGGAATCAAATAATTCACTTGAATTAAGTATTATAGCATTATCAGATAATGAAACATCAGTCTTAGTACCAGCGAATGTAGGATGTTCATTGACAGTTGTAATATTATTAAAGTTTTCTACACCAACAACATTAGATATTACTGCTGTTGCATTGGAACTAAAATTACCTAATTTATCTACAGCTTTTATTAAATAAGTTCCTACTCTTGCTGGAACTGTTATTGATGTTGCTGGTCTTGATACTTTAGTTACAAGATTTACTGAGTTTAACCATTCAGCAGTACCATCAGTTTTTTCAGAAAATCTTATTTGATAAAATGCTAAATCTAAATCTGATATTGCATCATAACTTAAATGAGCATCTTGACCAGATACATTACAAGTAAAGTTTTGAACATCTGATGGTGGTGCAATAGCACCTACAATAGTTCTTTGTGCTGTAACAAATGATGAACTAACTCCCTGTGTATTTACAGCTTTTACTCTTACATCATACACTTTTTGGTCAATAACATTAAGTATTCTATGTGTTAATGATGAACCTCTTGAACCTATAATAAAATCTGAATCTGTACTTAGTTTGTATTCTACTTGGTAAAAATCAACAAAGCTGTCAGGAGATACACCGATAGCAACATCTAAAGCAACAATAACTGTGCCGTCATTGTATTCAACTAATGTGTCAGATAAAGTTACTGATGCTGGTGGTTGAACTACAAATGGATTTGGTAAAGTAGTTGATGGTGTAGATGAAACTTGTGTCTTTGATGCAAAAGTATAATGACTATCTTGATGTTCAACTAATTGTAAAGTTATTGTATAATCATCATTAAAAGTCATTTGTATAACTCTGAAAGCTTTTGTAGAAAAACCTAAACTAGATAATGTTATATTTACAATATCTCCAATGTGTAATTGATAAGCATTAAACCCAACAACAATACTTAGACCTAAAGATTCTCTGCTTCGTCTGAGAATAATCTCAGCCATTTCTTCAGCTTGATATGGAGAAGTAATAGTTTTGAAATCAAACTTTCCCTCTAACAAAAATCCACCATCAGCAGTTTTCATAGTTGCGTGTCTATCTGCTGATGCCAAACCACTATCATCTGTTGGTGGAAATGTAACTTGATCTGCTTGAAAATTACGATCTGGATTTATAAATGTTGCGATGACTCTGTTGTATTTAGAATTTTTTGTAGGAGAAGATAAAGAATATCCACCAATAATATCATCTTCGTCTAAAGATACTGAAGCTGTACCTGTTGTCTCAATAACTAATTTATACTTGCCTTGAACATAAGGAAGATAACCTCTGCAACCTCTTAATATATCTCTGACATTATCTATAACTTTTTTTGATGTATCAAGAACAGCATTTGTATCAAATATATTTATATCACTTCCACCTGAAAATGGTGTAACTTGTGTAATACAAACTTGTGAAGCATCTCTAAAACTTTGTAAATCTATATTTGCTGTTGCAATACCTTTACCATATCTTTCGTTTCTTAAATAATCTAACAAACAAAATGCTGGATTTGTAGAAAATGTTTCAGATGATTCACTTAAACTTGAATCTAATGTAACAACTTTTCTTCCTTTTACTTTTGCTTGTACAGTTGGTATTCCACCAAATATATCTTGATTCCATTTGAATCTTAATGCTAAATATGCAATTCCTGATAATTTATGATTTGTACCCCAGCCTGATAATGTTGATAAAAGACTTGATGCACTTTGACCATCTGTTCCTAAATGTGGCTCAACAGTAATATAACTAACACTATCTTTATAAAAATTAGAATCTGAACTTGCTACTGTCCTTTGAGTATTATCTGTCAATGCACCTGAAAATGTAACAACTTTATCATCTACTCTTATTTCTTCTATTGAGTTTATTTCTCCCTCACATAGAACTAAAGCAATATATAAAAATTCATTATCTGTTCCTGATGTTTGTATAAATACTCTTGTGCCGCCTATTAGTCTTTCCCCATAGACCACAGGTATAGATGAGTTATTTGATTGTTTATTAAGTAATATTCCTCGTTCAGTTTCTTCAAAATCATTTGTACCAAAATCAGGAACATCAGGTTTTCTTGATCTTACAAATAACCAACCAACAGCAAATACACCTAAAGCTACAAATGGATTTATGTTTCCTAAAAAATTAAATGCTTTTACTGCTCTAAATACTGTTGTTGCCGCTTTGAATACTCTTTTGAAAAATCCCATTATGCTCGACCCCATTTAATATCAAGCACAGTTTGACTTGAAAAATCCATACCAACATCTGTGCTAAAAAATCTTTGTTGTGAATTATTGTTTGTTTGTCTGCCAGATTTTTTTTCAAAGTCTGCCCAATGAGATACAACTGTTAAAATTACTGTTGATTCTGTTGTTGTTTCATCTATTTGGAAAGTATCTATATTTCCTGAATACAATAATACAGGGTCAGCTATGATTGCATTTGAACTATCTAAAAATCCTCTAAATATATCAACACTATCATTTACAATATTTTCATTCAAACAAGTTGATATAAATGTTTGATCTGCACCAGATAAAGCAAGTTGTAATGATGTTTTTGTTACATCTGTTTCTTCTGTAAATGATGGAATAGATACTAAAAAAGATGATGGAGAATAAGTAACACTAGAACCAGATATAGAAGATGTTAAACTAAATCCACAATCAGTTATATTTACAGGTGTTCCAAAACCAATAGTAATCAGATGGATTGGTCTAATCTCATTTGTCGCTAATTCGTTTTTTACTGATGTTGTTAGTGTTCTCGCCATATTCCTCGTAATAACTTCTTGTTATGCTTTCAGTACCTTTTAACATGGTAAAATTAAATTTACTATCAGGTTTTTTATAGTCTTTTAGATCGTTTAAATTAGTATCTATCTGATCTTCATTAACAATAGCTGTAGCTTCAAAATCTGCACTAATCAAATGTGTAATTTTATACTTTTTCATTATATGGATTCTTCTACATCAAATTCAAATTGATATAAAAGGTTTCCATCTTTGTCAGAGCCAATAGCACCAAACTCTTGTATGTCGTTTGTAAGATGAACTGTAAAAGGTATATTGTCATAACTAACAGTTTCGTCATCTGCCAAACTAGAAACTAAAGGTGGTTCTATTGTTACTGTAGCCGCACCTGATGAACTAGTTACATCTGCAACAACCATATAAACTTTTGTATGTCCGTTAAATTTTATAAAATCTCCAACTCTCAAACGATTTGCTGAATCTGCCGCAAATCCATCAATAGCAATAGTCGTATCTCCAGCAGTATGACTTCCATTGACAGCTAATGTTCCTGTTTCTACACCTCTTGCATCTTCGACTTCAGGGGGGATTATTGTAAAATTTTCTTTACCTGATCTTTGTTTAATAATAAAAGCCATAAGTTCGCCATATATATCTGATCTTTTTCCTACAATTATTCTAGCAGTAAAACCAAATCTTTGATTATCAATTTGTCTTGAAAGTTTTTTACCTGACAATGATTTTGAAATAATTGTATTTTGAACTGATTTTATACCCATCGTTTCAAAACCAGCACTTGATATTGGAAAAGCACCTGACATTAAATTATTTCTCCTCTGCCTTTTTCTGTTAGAGCATTATTTATTATTGATGTAATAGTGCCTCTGTTTTCTACTAATGCTTGGTCGAACCCTCTTGAATCTATTGTGTTAATATTAAAATTAACATTGACAGCACCCCCACCAGTTCCTCTAGCCGTTTGGGTAATTTGACCTGATGAGTTTGGAATAAACATCTCAGCACCTTTTTCTCCTACGATAGCTGGTTGTCCTTTTCTTATAGCACCACCACTAGCAAAAGTTGGTAAAAAAGATAAAGCAGTATTTACAAAACCTAAACCTGTGTTTTTTCTAAGTTCTTTACCTTGTTCTCTTAAAATTTTTAATTTTTTCTCTTGTTGTATGATGCTTATTTGTTCTAAAACTTGTTCTACTTTTAATAATAATAATCTTTCAGTTGTTTTTGCAATAACTTCTATAAGTATTGATTGAGCAAGTTCTTTAAGACTTGTATTTAATTTTTTACCTAATACTAAAGTTTCTGCAAATGCTCTTGAAACTCCTTGAACTCCTTTGTTTATAGAAGCAACAAGTTCTTTAGAAATGCTAAAACTTTGATTTTGTTTTTTTATAATTTCAAGTGATTCTTCTAAAATAGTTTTTGCTTTAACTAAACCAGCAGATAGTTCTTGTGCCGCTTCTGAACTTTTTACTATTTCAACTGTTAAAGGTATATCTACACCTAATGCTCTTAATAAATTTTCTATTTGTCGCCTCACAAAACCTACAGCTTGTCCAATACCTCTTACTGCTGTTGCAAATGCTTTAACTGCAAATGCTAAAGTTTTTCCTAATGCTTTTGCTATAGCTTCTATGTCTCTTGCATTTCTTTCAAGAAAAGCATCTAAATCTGAAAATGCTTTTTTTAGTTCATCAAAAAATTGTGCGTTTGCTACATTCTTTTTAAAATTAAATAATTTATCTCCAAGCATTGATAAAGTACCAGTAAATGTTGTAGATAATTCTTTTGTTGCATTTCCAAATTTACCACCTTTTCCAAAAACTCTTTCAAATGCTTTTATGGTTTCCTCTGCTGTTACTGTTGCACCAGCTTTAAAACCTAACATATCTCTAACACCTTTTTCTCTAAAAATATCTGCCGCAGCAATACCACCAGCAAATGATCTTTGTATTTGTTCTCCAGTAGTTCTAAAATCTAATCCTGTTACTGCCGCAACATTACCTGTAATCTCTAATATCTTTGAAAGTCTATTTGCATCTCCAGCAACAACAGCTAGATTACCAGATGCCGCTTGTATTTCATCTAGTGAAAAAGGAACTCTACTTGCAAATTTAGCCATAACATCAAAAGCTTTTGCACCCTCTTGTGTACTGCCAAATAATTGTTTTAATCTTACTTGTAAATCTTCAACTGTTTTTCCTACATCAACAAACTGTTTTATAACTATAGCCGCACCAACACTAACTAAAGCACCTTTAACAGATAATACAGCATTTTTAAGACCAGCTAATCTCCCTCTGATACCATTGAAAGCTTGTTTTGTTTTATCTTGTGCTAATATATTTATTTTAAGGTTTTGTGCCATTATGTTTTATTCCTGTCAGCTAAAGATCTATGTTCTTCTATTTCATTCAACATATATCCTAGCCAATGGTTATACTCCCAAACTTCCATTTTTAGAAGTTCAGATAAAGTTATTTTTAACCTATCAGCGACTATAAGTAAATTTTTTAATTCAGGGTTAAATTTTAGTTTTTTTTTACTTCTTCAGGAGAGATGACTTGAACCATAGCTGTGGCGACCCTCGACAAAACATCAGAATCTACTTTTGTTAATAGATCCATTTTATCGTCAAGTTTAAATATTTTTTTACCATCTTTATCTAATGATTTCATAATAACAATATCTGCTAAAATGCTTACATCAGATAAGTTTTCAGATTTTTTAAATAGTTTATTTTTTTCAAAAAGGTTAATAGGATTCCAAAAAATTACTGATGGCTTTCCATCTTCATCTTTCCATTCAGGAACTTCAATAGATTGAACACCTATACTCTCGAAATGAGATTTGGCTCTGTCTATTATTGACATAAATTATTATTCAGTTCCGATTGTTAAAGCACCTGTTCCTTGAAAAGTAACTGATCTTGCAACTACTCCATCTAAAGGTTGTGATACTGACATTCCTGTAATAACACTTGCACCCTCAAATTTTCTGTCGCCAGATGAACTGCCCTCAGGTAATAATTTAAAAGTTATACTTGCACCAGCGACTAACGATGTTTGTACACTATCCGCTTCGTCAAAATGCATTTCTAAAGTACCTGAAAAAGATGTTCTTCCAGCAATAAAAGTTTTTGCTGAATCAGCCATTTTTGTGCTTTCAACAACATCTCCTGTTGTTTCTAAAGTGAATGAAACGAGTTCGCCAACTGCTGTGCCGCCAACTACTACTTCGCCCTCTTTGCCATGATGTACTGCCATTTTTTTTCTCCTATAATTAAATTGTTATATTAGTTTTCTTCTTCTTCGTCAATTTCTTCTTCGTCATTATCTTCGTCAAAATCTTCTTCTGAGTCATCTTCCCATTTCTCATCTTCTTCTTGGTCTCTTAAATCAGCAAGTAAATCTTTAACTTCTTCACACATTAGACTTTCTTTATCATGTAACTTTTCTATTGAGTCTATTTTTTTTTCTATCTTATCAATAATTTTATCTCTGTTCATTATATCTCCTATGGTGTTCCAGCTTCAAACTCGTAAATACACCTGATAGTCATTCTTATTCCGCCTATTGGAAACAATGTACCCTCGTCTGTTTCTACAGATATTACTTCTGTATCAAGTGCATTACCACTTCTTGTAATATCAGATTCTAAAGCAGTTTCAATAGCAGTAATTAATTCATTTCTTTTTGTGTCAATATTTACTTCAGCACCTTTTACAAAACCTAGTAAAAGAAAATCAATAGTTCCTATTCTTGTTTTGGCACCAGAACCAATTTCTTGATCTTCTCTTGTTTCTTCTGATGTTTGAATAATAACTGCTGGATATTGTTTGTCTGACAATTCATCTAGTTGAAAAGGTTGTCTTGTAGCTTTTTTTATATCAGGACTCGATATAGCTGATACAACAGTAAGAAGATTAGATGCAATATTTTCCCTTTTACTCATATTTTAAACTTCCTTAATTCTTTTTCTACAAATTTATTGAATGTTCTTTGTATAATCTTTTCTGTCCTAGTATTAAAGCCAAAAAATTTTCTTTGTGGGTCTGTAGTTACTTGATTAAAAAAAGCTTTGTCTATTTCATCTTTTCTACTAAAAGCAAGAGAAACTTTATGTTTTCCTGTTTTTTTAACCATAGATGGTGTTAAAGCACCTAACATTCTTCCAGTATAGAATAAATCTACTGCTGTTGGTTTGCCCTCTCTTTGTAATTTTTTTAAATAACCCTCTGAATAAGGTGCAAATTTTCTATCGTTAAAATCAATACCTTTTTTTGTTTTTGTTCTAATAATATCTACTAATTGAAACCCAGCCTGTTTAACACCTTTATCAATAATTCTTGGTAATACAGCACCAAACTTTTTAAATTTAGCTGATACTTGTTTTTGATTTGTTTTGATATTAAGATTGATAGCCATTATCTAGTCAATCTTCTAAATCCATGTAAAGGCTCTCTTTCAGAAACTTGAATAGTGCCATCTCCTGTCTCATCATACTCAACACCATCTTCTAAGATTGTTCTCCATTCTTTATTGTATTCTGACATATAGAACTCTCCCATTCTTTCGAATCTATCTTTTTCTGTTTCTGGTCTAAATTTAGTCAACGCTGGACAAAGAAATCTTCCTAAAAATAAATATACACCAGCCCTTTCAAACTGATCTAAATTTACTTTTGTATCGACCATCTCTGCTGTATTTAAAACTGTAATATCTGTAAAGACATTTGTTTTATATGTCTGCCACCATTCTACTCTTAGCTGTCTTAGAATATCATTTGTTGTTTGTGCAAAGAAATTTACTGCTTCTGTATCTGTTGAAGCAATACCAAAACCAAAAGCATCAGGTTGATACTTTGTGACATCACTTGCAGTTATAACATTTGCACCTGTGTAATTAGACATTATTTAACACCCATAATCCAATTAATAAATCTTCTAATTCTTTTTTTTAGTTTTCTTAGCATTTTTTTTTCTCTTTGGTTTTAGTTGTACTACTTTATCAGAAATGTCTTTTACTGTCGCTTTTTTAATTTCTTTTTTTACTCCATCAACAGGAACAAAACCATTTCTTTTATAAAATCCTAAATTAGCTTCGTAATACTTTTTATCTTTAGTTATTATTTTTCTGCCATTTGTTAATTTTATATCCATAAATTCTCCTTATTAGAATGTGAGGGCAGTTTCCCACCCTCACAAAGTATCCAATTATTATTGGATTGATGAGTCTGCTTCGACTTCACAACCATTAGTGTCGTTTAACTCTGCCACACCATAAACTGCTGTTGCTACAATCTCGTCTGCTCTTAAACTAGCATCGCGTTGCGTTTCAATTTTTAAATCTTGCATCATCGCTAATCCTAGTGCATCTGGGTGGAATACTGCACCTTTGTAATCTCCAGTTGTTCCCGGATCATTACTTGATGAGTCTGTCATATTTGAAGTTTCAAATATATTTACCCCAGCTATTTGACCTACTATGCTTGATCTTAAAATTTCATTTCCAACACCCGGATTTGGGTTAGCAAATGTATTTGTAAGACCTGATTTCAAGTCAAATGCTACTTGTGGATGGATTACAGCATTTAGATTATCTCCCGGTACTGCATTTGCTCTTAATTTAGCAACTGCTTGGAAGATTAAACTTGCTGACATAGCTGTTGAAGCTGAACCGACAGTTGTTGAAAAACCACCGAATAAAGCTGTTAAGTCTTTGTCAATTTTCTTTGCAATAGCTTCTCCAAATAATCTACCAATATCAGCCGCAACATTTCTTGGTGCTGAATTTCTTGCTAAATCAGTTAGAGTTGTCATTATCCCATGCTCTGAACAAGTAATTGTTTTTGATGTTGGGTCTATTGCTGTGTTAGATAAATCAGATGCTTCCGATACAGCCGCTGCCGAAACAGCAGAGTAAATTGGAACTTCAACTGACTTTCCACCACCTGTTACTGCATAGTTTCTTACAAGTGGTCTCATGATTGATCTTTCACTTGCTACGAACAATGCTTCTGCTACGATCTCAGTATATAATTCTGAGAGTGTAGAACTTGTGCTTTCGTTTGCCATTGTGTTTGTCCTTTATTATTTATTGTTTAAGTTAATTTGAACAGGAGCAGAGTCTCTTTGTTTGCGATACTCAGCATACTTTTGACGATCTTCTGCCTTGCTCATATCTAAGTCCTGAATATTAAATGGTTTTACAGTTTTACCCTCGATGCTACTCTGAGAACCTGACCCAGACGGAGACCCTTTACGGAAATGTGGGTTAGCATCTAAAAACTCTTTAACTCTATCCTCTATCGTTAATAGTTCCCCTTTTGGGTTATAACGAATATTTTTATTGTTATCAAGTATTTCTACTCGACCATCATCATTATAATTTACTTCATTTTTTAATAAAGATACTACTTGATCAGGAGCAATAGCATTATTTTTAGAAGCTAATGACATTATAGAATTATCTACATTTATTGTTTTTACTTTAGCTTTCCAATCAGCTAATTCTTTATCTTTTTCAGCTATTCTAGCTTTCATAAGATTTTCAAGATCAGCTTTTGTTTTTGCTTCTTGTATTTGTTTTTCTTTTAAGATTTCTTCTTCTTTTTTTCTAGCCTCATCAACTTGTCTTTGATGTTTTGCTTTTTCAGCTTCTAATCTTTGTTTTACAATTCTATCTACATCATCTTGATTAAAAGTTGCTGTTGGTTTCTCGTCAGTTTTAGTTTGTTTAACTTCAGCTTCCTGAACATCATTTTGCGGTTGATTAACCTGTTTGTCGTCTGACATTGTTTCTCCTATTTATTTATATTATAAGTTCGCCTTTACTATCATACCAATCAGGATTGACATAACTAAACTGATGTCTGCAATTATACCCACCTCTTACTACAAGTGGATTGCCTGATTTCTTACCTGACCATGATCTACTTTGCCATAAATCCTTGATCTCGTTGATGGTAAAAAGTCCACCTTTTCTCTTGTTATATACACCATTTACTAAATTTCTGCAAAGTTCTCTAGTTGTAGGTATTACATCTCCATAGTATTTAACAAAAGTAAGTCCAGCATCTCTTGATTTGTTAAAGTTGAGGGTTGCATCAAAATCTCGTAAAGAATCATTTAATATTTGAGAAGCATATCTTTTCATGTTTTCTCCAGCCCTATCTCTTGCAAATTTAGTCTGAAGTGTCTGTATTGATCTATCTACTTGTGCTTTTTTAGACTTTTTGTATTTGTTTCTGTTAATGTAATCTATTAGCTTTTGTGCTTCTGTATCATCAGAACTAGCATATATACCATTGATTGTTTGTCTAAGTTCTTTTTCTAACTCTGTAAAATCATTCCCTACTAATACATTCTGATATGTGACTTCTGACAATTTTCTTGTAAATGTATTTGATACATCTTTAAACTGTGTGAAGTATTGTTGTTTAAGATTCTTTACTAAAGCTAAATCTCCTTTTGTAAGTTCTGAAAATTTTGCTAAGTCAGATGCAGATACTTTATTTTCTTTTCTTGCTCTTTCTAAAATACCTTTGAATGCTTTCTCAACTCTTTTTGCTTGTTTTGTAAAACCCTCTCTAACAACTGTATCTGACCAAGCTAAATACTCTCTGTCAAGAATAGCTTTTATTTTTGGTCTAATAGCGATAGCGGCTTGAAGTTCTATAAGTCTTCCATCAGTTGTTCTTTGTAAATCTTTATTGGCAAGTGATACTACTTCTCTTTCTATTTTATCTAAGGTTTTTACAAGTGATCTATAATAATTTGCTTCAGCAATTTCGATTTGCTTTATTCTATATTCTGTTGCGTCTTTGACTATATCTGACATTCATTAAATTTCTTCTTGCTCTACTTCTTGATCTTCTTGTTGAGTTTCGTCTTGCGTAAATTGACCAACTTCTGAAGCTGAGTCTATCTCTTCAAATATTTCGTTAAGTTTGCTGTTGTCATCTACTACTGCTCTTGCAATTTCTTTATCAACTTCTTTCATAAATGTTGGAGAGCCAATACCAATAGACTTAGCTTGTTGATAGTAAATAAGATCAGTAGCATAATCTCTAATGTTAAATGAATCAGGATAGTTTATTTCTCCATCAAATGTAGCATTTTGAAATAGTGCATATAATCTAAATATTTGTTCTTCTGCTATTTGTAGATTGTCTGCTTTTTCTGATAGTCTTGCATTAAGTAATTCAAATTCTGTTTGTAAAGCTATTCCTGAAGATACTGCTTGTTTAGTTGTTCTTACTGCTCCTGTATGTGCTATTCTATTAATAGCATTTACTTTGTTTGATATTGATTCCATGATAGCCTGTAAGTTTTGCCCTGATGGTTGAAGTAGGTATGGTTTTAAATTAGGCTCTAATTCTTCAGGCATTTCAATTACAGCACCAGCACCAGCACTAGCATTAACAGATGGAGTCTTAACTAGACTAGGATGATTTGTTAATCTAATAAGTTGTTCTACTTCTGACAACTCATTATAGATAGCTTTCTGCAAATCAGCTATGTCCGTTAGGTCTGATTGACCAATTCCTTTTTTGTGCGATTTAGAATTGTATAAGATAACAGCTGGTATCTTGCCAATCAGATTATCTGCTGTATCTATTATTGTAGGCTCGTCTCTATCTGTTTTAGCATAGACAGTTTCAATCCTATCAAGATACCATAATCTAAAGTAAGTGCCACCATCTTTATCTACTTCCTCTCTTACTTTCAGATAATCTAAAGTATATTTTCCATTTATTTCTCTTTTGAAATTCCAATCTAAAACATTCTCAGGTGTTAATATTGATATGTATGGTCTAATGTCTTGGTCTAGTTCTTCTGCTCTTGTGTTTGTTGTAACTTTTGGTTTGTCTAAAACCATAAAACAATGTCCATAAATAGAAGCATAGTTTTGAGCCTGTTTCATTACAGAGTCAAAATTATTACCATCTAAATCTGCGTCTTTTAAGAATGATTCTAAACTAGGTTCATCAGCCATAGCACCAAAATCTCTTGATGCTTTTACTCTAAATAAAAATGATGAATAGATTTGTATGATGTTTTTACAATGATTATCGCAAGGTGTATTACCAAGTCTTTGATTATACTCGTTGTCTAATTCTAAATTATATCTATTAAGATATTGACCTAATGTATAATCATAACCACCATTAAATGATCTTATGTAATATTCCCATTGATTAACATTTTCTTTGTAGTCTTTGTGGGTCTCAAATGCTTCGTCTCGTGAATATGCCATAATCTATTTCATTGTCCATCTAGTAGGTCTTGAACTTGGCATCTGAACTACTAAAGGTTTTATGTAATCAATCATATAACCTAAAGCATCATTCATATGGTCAAATCCATCCTCTTTGTTAGGAATATTTGTATCTTCCTTGTATGTTTGTCTTTGTAATCCTTTTATCAATGTTTTGCAAGATTTGGAAACAAAAATATGTCTGTTTCCATTGGTATCTTTGAGTTTAGAGTTCACAGCATTTATTCTATCTCTTACTGCTGGATGTCTTGTTTTTACTTTAACATGGAAGCCACCATTTTGTAATATTGATAAATCAGTTCTCCCACCAGCACTTGTTTTCCTTTGTCTTGAAGCTGGGTCAGGATAGATTGTTATGTGCATCTTAGTTCCATACCTATCTCGTATCTCTTGCACCATTTCATCAGTATTACTTGAATAAATTACTATCTCATCAACAATGTATATCTTATCTTTTTCTATTTGAGCCACACAACATGACATTGGATTCACGTTAAAATCCATCCCAATATGTAAAGGTTTTGTATAGTCTATTGCTTTTTCTACAACAGACTCAACAGGATGAAAGTTATAATAAATAGACCCAGCATAATTTTCAAATGTACCCTCAAACTCTTGTCTAAATGTTCTTTGATCTA